AGCGCACCCGAATGGCACTCACGATCTCGCCCTGAAACTCCACATCGTCTTTCACATAAATGGCCACCTTCTTGCCGATCCAGTCATCCATATCATCAGAGCCAAACAGCTTGCACAGCATCTTGCCATTGGTTTTGTTCAACCCTAAGCCTTTCTTGATTTCCTTAAAATAGATCACCCATTTCTCCACTTGCTGCGCTCCTTGTCCCATCGTTTCCTGCTCATACCCTTTGATGGTGAGCACGGTATCGTCCACATCAGAAATATCCGCATGCGAGAGATATTTTGCATCAACCGTGAACTTCGCCATGATTCGTATTCTCCTTTTTGATGATCGTGAACCGCTGATTAAATTCGTCTCGATAACAGGACTGACAAATGTACATCCCTGGCATAAACCGCATCGGTACAAAACATATTTGGCATGTGGGCCTCGGCCAATTCTGCCTAACTGCTTCGGCATACGTAATTCTGCTCATGACGGCAAGCCAGTCAATCATGGATCTTCTGTCCGATGTCTAGGATCAATACGTTGCCTTCTCTATGAACAGCGGCAAGCTGAAAGTCAGAGTGCTCCCCACGGATCACTACTTTCTCTAGTGCAGGCTGCTTCAAGCTAGCATCGTGGATCGCCACACCACACTCCAATAGATGAACGTGGAAACCAGCGTAAGAAAGGCCGTGGCGTTTCATCCCGGCCTCCGAAAGTTCGTCCGATGATTCCCCATATAGAACGCGCCGCCATACACTTGGCTATACGGCTTGATGCGCCGGCGCTGGAGACAGTCAAACCAATCCAACGCCAGCCGTACAGCCAAATACACGATGATGATCGCGCCTAACCCGATGTACGGAAATAAATACCAATAGCTTGTCATGACAGCACCTCCCAGATCAGCCACACAATGAGGCCCCACAGCGGCAGCGCCAACAGCAACGCGAAGCCCAGCACTTTGAAGGGATTGTCGTAGAGGGTAATGGATCTCATTTGCGCTTCCCGTTCTGAAAATGTTTCTCCACGATCGCTCGCACGACATTGGAGATCGTGCCGTAGGAACCGGCTTCCTCTACCAGTTTGCCGCGAATAATCTCCGTGATGCGAACCGTGATGCGCGACGTTTTCTGAATCATACTGTCCTCCATGTCGCACATTGTCGCACAAATGAAAACATGTGTCAAGCACTATTTCGCATGCACCACGCGGGTACGTCCAGGCGCCTCAAAGAGCGGCATCGGGTCGCGGTCAATCCACAGCCATTCAGTAGACGCCGTGAGACGGAGGGGGCGCGTATCGTGACAGTCTCGGATCTGCATACCGAGAATCGGCACACGATTCGCATGAAAGCGTTTCAGTTTCATCTCGCGTTTCTTCTCGCGTGTACCTGGATACAGGTTGTCTACCAACAGGCGATGGCGAGCATGAAACTCCATGAGACAGGCCAACAAAACATCACGATACCTTGAGCACAGCACGATGCGCGGATACGCTTCGTGCAGCAGCTCACTCGCCACCGCGTCCACCACGCCATCGACTAACGCCAGCGCCGCAATGCGTTTTGCGGTAAACGTCTCGGGGTGCTCAGCAAGCCACTGCTGCCCTTCCGCAATCGTTTTCCAGCCCAAGATCACATCCTGCATCCACAGGCGCAGATCCACGGGCACGGGCGTAATCAGCAGCTCGTCCATTACCAGGGGCATGGCGATTTCCTGTAGGACTCCTCTTGCAGCTTGAGGCTGTTCAAATAATTGTCCGTATCCGCCGAAATCTGTGAGTTGTACAGATTGGTGGAACTGTTGAACGACCCCGGCGCATAGGGATTCCACGGTTGGTCTGTTTGTGCCTGGGACCACCCCCAGGACGCACACAAGGCCCCCAGGATGAATCCAAAACAGCCACCCAATACAAAGTTACGCATGGAAATCCTCCTTGGTGAGTAGGCCCAACTCGCCCGCGCGGTCGCGGTGTCGCACAATGCCGTCATCGAGCGTGGTGAGGCCGTGTTTGAAACAAAAAAACTTGAGCGCCCCGCTAAAGGCCAGAATCACATGCTCTAGATCCGCGTCCATGTTTACATAATACCCAAAGCGGTCGGTCCGCATCTCCATGTGCCAGCGATAGGGCGCGATCGTGCGATCTTCAATGGTCCACGACTCCAGCGTAATCGGCCCACCAATTTCAACGGTGGGTACGGGTGGCAGACCAGATTCCACCGATTGCACCATTTTGAGCAGCGAGCTGAAGCACCCCATGATATGGCCCAAGTTCAAGTCGGTGCGCCCCTGGAGGTATTGTTCCTCACCGCGCACGTCGTACCAGCCCAGCATCAACAGATGGTCTGCCCGCAGATAATGTGGGGTCACCGACAGATGCGAGAGAAACAGGCGCTCAGTCATAGCCATACTCCTTTAGTAGCCAGTCACTTGGGGATAGCGATCCAGGAGTTTCCGCATTTCCTCGTCGGTCAGCAATGGGAGCAATACGGCTAAGCTTTTTTGTAAGGCTAGGCGCCGCGCATTGAGTTCCTGTAAAACGTATCCTCGTTGCTTATGAATGGCCACCGCGCGTTGTGTATCTATCCCCATCAGCCCGCCGATCAGTTTGATGACCTCGTAGAGATTCAACCCAAACGCTTCCTTGGTCGATCCGTTCGGCAAGGGGTAGTATGTATCACGCACGAGTCGCGGCGCCTGCTGAGTAGATTGTCCATATCCGCAGGGACAGGGATAGGCGAGAATGTCCGATTCACAACTCGCACAGATCATGATCGTGCCTCCTTAAATTTCAGATCATTTCTGAGCCACATCCGAAAGGCCGCCTGCCAATCCTTAAAGACAGACCCTTTCGCCGCATGATGGTCTTTGAAGGCGGCGCACAAGGCTAGGACATTTTGGTGTTGTCCTTTCGCTAATTCCTTTGCGCGCTCATTCGGTTCAAAATCGACTGGCAAGGTCCGCGCACTCCCATTTGACAACTCCCCTTTCCTCTCAGACTCTCCTATCCCATTCGGAGGATTAAGAGTAGATATAGCTATAGATGGAGACTTACAGGTGTACTTATAAGTAGAGTTATAAGTCGAGTTATCACCAATAAGTCGTTGATTCCACCGACTATTCATGCCTTTTTTACCTCCTTCTGATTGCTTTTTCTTCAACTTTTGGATCTGTTTTTTAGAAAAGTTCCACTCTAAATAGTCATGAATGACGTACCCCAATTCGGTGCGATCCCACAGCCCAGCATCGACCATAATGGAGGGCCAATCTAACGTCATCGCCTCACAGGACGGGAGATCCCTTGACGCCATCAGACTCCACCGTTCTATCCCTGTGAGTAACAATGGCACGGCGCTCACCGGGATATAGCCGTCCGTTTGGTTGCGGTGCGCATAGCAGAGCGCCCGAATCTGAATTGCCAGCCCTAATGGCCCTGCGTTCAGCAGCTTGGGATGGGTGGCAATCCCATCATCGAGCTTGAACCACATCCTGACCCTTTCGTGCCTCGTTCCAGTATTTCGACTTACACGAGGGGCAGAGAACGGGTTGATAGGCGCCGCGCGGCCACCAGCTATGGGTGCAGCGGAGGCACAAACATTTAATGACGGTCATGAATTGTGGGGTTTTCATGGACGATGAAGTATCATAGGTAATTCAGGCTGTCAACACAATTCGTCTGTACAAAATTGTACACTCAGCCTATGCGAACATTTTCCTCAATCAGCCGCCGCATTTCCCGTGCCACCCATTTGGGCACGGGGTAGCGGCCTGCGTTTTTGGGCATTTCCCACCTGGCTACGGTGTCCTCGTGGACCTCCAACACCATGGCGAGTTCTACTTGGGTCAAGCCCAGCGATACCCGGTGTAATTTCAACTCATCGCTTCGCATCATTTACCCTCCAGATCGTCCACATTTGGCTCAGGGCTCGTCGCCTTCAGGTCACACGCATGCTTCGCTGCGTCGTTGATGTCATTGGCTCTTATGCCTAATTTGCCGCAGATCAGACCGAGCAACAAGATAATCGTTTCATATTCTGAGAGAGATCCTAGCGATACTTTTGACATATATTTATCCTTTCACTAGTTTAATCACATACTTAGCTACGAGAAACCACCCGGCCAGACAGAGGAGACAGGCACACCAGGTCGCGATCGATCGCAGGTACTGGGCTATGGCTTGTCTCATGGTCTCCTCTCTCTATTCGGCTGGACCACGTACCCCCCGGAAATGGTCCAGAGCGCCGGGGCGCCGGCCTTGTGGGGCGTGAGGGGTTAGATTATTTGTAAAATGTACTTCTCTCGCTCATCATACGGAAACTTAGCGACTGCGCCCAATTCTTCTCGGTCACTGTGTTGATAGACCGGGCGATAATAAATCATGCCGTGGCGAATACTAGTGACTTCACAACGCAGGGCAGTCTCTTCGCGTGGGAGAGTTTTAATTTCCTCAAGTGAGAACCGACTATTGAGCCATTGGGCATGCAAAAACCTTGTCCCATACTCACCCTTGCGAATAATGCCGTGGATCTCACTGTAGCGACTGGTACGAATCATGGTCTCGCTCGCTTTCTGCCCCGTTCTCCTGAAACCGTCAGGAGGAGGGGGCGGGGGTTAATGGTTTTTGCGCTCTGCTTTCTTTCTGGCTTTCTCACTCTGAATATGTGCTTCGACCGCTTGCCAGAAACACCACTCAATCGGCAAGGTGTATTCCTGGCGGTGTTTCTTCAAGCGCAACACCAACACCATGCCGCCTGATTTCAGGCCCGCGATAATAGGGTACCGCTTGCCCTTACTGCGGATGGTGCTATCGGTTTCTCGAAAGATCGGTTTACTGGCGCGTGTCACAATGTCCTCCTAGCCGCACAATGAGAGGGTGAATAAAATCGAATACACAACTGCGAGAGAGAAACCGGAAAGGACATCAAGCATGCTCATGCTGTCACCTCGATAGGCTCATAGCGGTGTTGCCGCGCCCACCGAATGACCGCCACGCGATCAAGGAACCGATACCAGGCTTTTCCATCCTCAGTATCAATCCACGCCTCAACGCCATGGTTTGCGTATTGCCAGTAGATACGGTCCATGATTTCCTCCTGGTTAAGTGGTAAATGAGCATTCATGGACCCTACAGGATGCAAGGAATGTGCAACTCACACAACCTTGTGTAATGCAGGGAGTGTGCAGAAATGGACAAGCAAAACAAGAGGATAATAGTCCCAATACGCCACAAATAGCTGTAGCGAAAGGCGACAGTGCTGTGGCAGAATGCGCCATGATATCCACAGTATCCACAGGGAGTTTACACACAAAACGCTGTCAAGTCGTAAGTGGTGAATAACTAAAGAGAAGAAAAATAGGTGTTGACAACAACAACAAAAAAGTGCATCTCAACTACCTTATTGCAGCCCGAAGCTGACAAGCGTAGGGCGCTCTCAAGGGATGCACCGCGAATAGATGCGTTTCGCATAGCGGTGTCAGCCCGCATCCGTTGACAGTGGAATATGAATCGTGCTATCTCCGCTGTATGAGTGAGACCAACGGAATCGCTCTCCCCTCTGTCCCTCTTCCGCAACTCATACCAGGATTGCCCACACAGTATAACTACAGCGCAGCCATTGAAGCGGCATTGAATGGTAAAGGCTATCGTGAAATAGCGATCGCGTTAGGGACAACGAGAGAATACCTCAAAGAGCTACGCAGTAAATATGTGCCTTTCAATGACATCCTATCCCGCGCCCGTGCGTTGGGGTTAGAAGAGTTGTTTGATGATATTCGGTATATCGTTGAGGACAATACAGGCATGGACCATCGGCAGCTCAAGGTGAAGTTCGAAGCACACAAGTATGTGTTAGCCTGTAGTGATCCACGCAAGTATGGGGAGCGCATGAACATTGAGATCACAGAGCATGTGGATCTCAAGGCTAGTCTGGCTCAAGCGAAAGAGCGTGTGTTGAAGCAAATCGTACAAGCAGAGCCACAAGCAGAGCCCAAATAGCCCGCAGATAACCCTGCTTAGATAGCACTACTGAGTGATATCAACACCATGCGAGTTGACATATGGGTCCTTATCAGACACTAGCACCAAAGCGTGGCGCAACTGACACAACGCGCTGCTTGTGTGCCGGCTCGCACGATTGACCATGGCGGGGGTGCTACCGGCGGTGGGGGCAGATTTCTGGCGCCGCACAGGACTACGCGGGACGGTTAGCCACACGCTTACACATTCTGTAATTTATTTTTTCTTTTTGTGGTGTTGTTCATGCCCATGAAACACAGCGCCAAGCAGGAGGAGGAACTCATCACCTTTCTGCACCAACCCGACATCAAGGACAATCTGTACAATTTTGTGATGGCGGCGTATCCGTGGGGGGTGGAGGGCACGCCGTTGCAGCATCAGAGTGGGCCCAGGGCGTGGCAGAAGGAGGATTTGGACGAGATTACGCAGCATATCCGTGAGCAGCAAGCCATTATCAACGCAGGCGGCATTCCGACGATGTTCAAGAAGGGGACGGCAGCGGGGCGTGGACCTGGCAAATCCGCCAAGATTGCGTGGTTGACGCATTGGATGTTGACGACGCGCATTGGCTCGACCGTGATTGTCACGGCGAACACCGAGGAGCAGCTCAAGACCAAGACGTTTGCCGAGGTGAGCAAGTGGATTAACTTGTCGATCAACGCGCATTGGTTTGACGTGAGCGTGCTCAGTGTCAAGCCGGCGGAATGGTTTGGCACGTTGGTCAAACAGCAGCTCAAGATCGATACGGGCTATTATTATGCGCGGGGGCAGTTGTGGAGTGAGGAGAATCCGGATGCGTTTGCGGGGACGCATAATCCGCAGGGCGTGTTGGTGGAGTTTGATGAGGCGTCCGGGATTCCCGATTCCATTTTTACGGTGACGCGGTTCTTTTTTACGGAGCCGGTCCTCGATCGCTATTGGCTGGTCGATTCCAATCCGAGGCGCAATAGCGGCGGGTTCTTTGAACTCTTCCACGGCACCGACCCCACCTGGCGCAAACGTCATCTCGACATCCGGACGGTCGAGGGGATGGACCCCAAGATTGCCGAAACCCTGATCAGTCAGCACGGGATTGATTCCGATCCGGTGCGGATCGAGGTCTTGGGCCAATTTCCCAAGCAAGGCACCCGGCAGTTCATTAGTAACGAATTGGTCCATGCGGCGCAGCAGCGCGAGGTGGCTGACGATCTCGGGGCGCCGTTGATCTGTGGCGTCGACATTGCCCGCTACGGTGACGATCGCACGGTGTTCCGCTTCAGGAAGGGCCGCGACGCCCGCAGCATCCCCGCGATCGTCTTTAGCGAGCGCGACAATATGTATATTGCGAATCAGCTCGCGGCGGTCATCGACCGCTTCAAACCGGACGCCGTGCACATCGATGCGGGCAACGGCACGGGGGTGATCGACCGCGTCAGAGAGTTGGGGTATCGCGTGACGGAAGTCTGGTTCGGCTCCTCCGCCACGAGTAAGGAATGGGCGAATAAGCGCACGGAGATGTTTGCGGACCTGCGCGATTGGCTGGGCGGGGGCTGTATCGATAGCGATCCGCAGCTCTTTACCGACTTGACCGCGCCCGAGTACGACTACTTCGGCAAGGCGAGCGACAGTGTGATGCTGGAATCGAAGGAGCATTTGAAGGGGCGCGGGATGAAGAGTCCCGACCATGGCGACGCCTTGGCGCTGACCTTCGCGGCCCGCGTGGCCCGGCGTGATCTGCCCACGGGCGTCCAAGGCCGCAAATCCAGGCTCTCCCGCGATCTGGATTATCCCATCTTTAGTTGACAATCAGCGTACAAAAGCGTACAGACAGGGTTCAGTCGGCGGTAAACTGGGAGGTGTATCATCGGAGGTGGTGTAAATCCCATTGAATGGGTGCTCCCGCCGCTGGCGCTGACCCATATGGCGATCGATCAAGGCGCCTCCGCCGCAGGCACCCCGATCCCTGGCGTCCCCGGCTCCCAATCCGCTGCCGCCAAGAAGCAGCAGGACGACGCCGAAGCCGCCCGTATCGCCGCGCAAGACCAAGCCACTAAGGAACAGAAACAAGCCGCTGAC